AAGTTGTGGGTCTAACAATAAACGCCATAAAACATAGGCACTAGTTATCCATGATTTACCACACCCTCTAAAAGCACTTATTATCTGCCTTTGTGAGCCATGTTGTAAATAATCAGCTATATCGTATTGAATATCTGTTGGTTCTGGTAACTTTAAATGTTTCCATGCAATATAAAGAAAGTTCCTAAAATCCTTAATTTTTGACAGGAGTTTTTGATTTTTCATTGAATGGCATCTCATCTATTAATTTTTGTAATGGACTGTCGTCAGTAGGTACTGCATCTATTCCATTATCTCTTAAAAATTGTCTAGCCACATTCAAATCTGCTGACTTTGCATCAGGTTCTTTAATCTTTTCTAATAGCTTTTCAGCTAATATAGCATGAAGTTCTCTTAATTTATCGTTACTCATATTTAATAACCTTGTCTTTATTTATGCCTTTTTTAATTTTGTAACCTAGTGTTCCATTAGCACCAGTGTTTACTTCTGTTCTTAAATTTTTAAATAAACTCATTTCTGTAATTTTTTTGTAATTATCTTTAAGAAATTTTTCTAAAACTTTTGTGTCTCTCACTCTAATATTAAAGAAGTTATCTTCTTCTCTCCCATATAAATTTCTACATTAGCTTTAGATTTGATACATTTGTATACAACTCTATCTGTAGAATTTTTTTCTTTCATAGCAAAACGCTTAGCCTTTAAACATTTTGAAAGACTGTCCATGTGTAAGTGTTCTTTAATCTCATGGTCTACTATTAAAAGTAATGCAAATACCATTTCTACCATTAGTGTCCACTCCCATTTCTAATTAATTTTTCTACATCTGTTTGTAGTTTTGAAACTTGTTCCTTTAAGAAATCAATATTTACTTTATTGTTTCTCATACCTTTTAATTCTTCTTCCATCTGTTCAATTAAACCACTCATGTGTTCCACAAGCATAAATAATTCTGCTTCGCCACTTGACTGACCTAATTCTCCTCTTGGATATTTAATTCTAAATTCTGAGTTAGCTTCTAAATCTTTAGACATAAGTTCTAAAGTAGTAGAATGTTTATTAAGTGTTTCTATAACTCCAAAGTATGCCCACACACCTATAGCAACTGTTATAACTATGCTAATAAGGTTTCTCATTGGCATAGATATAGAAGTATTTTCTGATACTTTCATAACTCTACAACCAATATAAAAAGACTAATCCTAAAAAAACTATCACATTTTTGTAAGTCTTACTTCTGTGAAACCAAAGTAAATCTAATGTGTCTGGTATACTAATCATGTGTCTGTTCCTACTTGTTTACATTCAAATTTAATTACAATTTTATCAACTTCAAAATCAGGAATATCCCACTCAGGTAATTCTTTTAAATTTCTAAAAGTTTTTTGTGCAATCGCATAACCTGCGTTAGTGCAATCGTAGTGTGAGTTAAATTGATAACCTGAAATTGAACTAGATGGACATTGTCCAGTAGCCATACTGCACATATACAGTACTAGCAAGTACTTCACTTAAATTGCAGTACTCCAATTACTGTTGCTATAATTGTTCCTAAAAATACTAAAACTTGAACCATTCCTTTACCTCTAGAAACATCTTGCCTTAAATTTTTAACTTCTTTATTTAATTCTTTGATACTTTCCTGAATTTGTTTCATTCTTTCAGCACAAAGTTTTTCGTGAGAAGAAAGTCTGACACCTGCTGATACCTCTGCGTATTCACGAGGTGTCATCTTTTTTCTAGGCATTTTACAATACTATTGTATTAGCTTCTTCTTCAGTTAATGGCTCTCCTGCCATTAATTTTGCTTTAGCACTTTCTCTTGGGTCTACATAGTTATCCATTTCAGATTTTACTTCTGTCCAAGTTGGTGCTTCGCCATCAAACATTTCTGTTTTCATAGCGTCATACTCACTTTCATTACTTGGTGGATTACCAGTATAACCTTTAAAGTTTTCTTTTTTTTGAACTATTGTGTCAAATATTGCCATTAGTTTTCTCCTTATTTATTAAATATCTAATTCAGTTATTATTACTCTTGATGTACTATTTTGTATTCTAGCATCATCTGCGTTTGTTGGGTTCCAAATATTAAAAGGAACACCACTTGCATTATTGTAATGATTCCATCTATATACCCATGCTTTACTTCCAGTTGAACTAGCACCATCAATAATAGCTGAATAATGATAAGATGTTTGATAAGCATGGTCAGTATAAGTATAAATACCAAACCCAGTATATGTAGTTCCATCATATACAAATTCAAAACCAATAGAACCTTGATTTGGTTGAAAACCAATTATACTAACATCAATTCTTAATTTTGAATTAGCTTTAATTTGTGTGTAGTTAGTAGAAAAGAAATTACCAGTATCTCCTGAACTTAATGATGTTCTTGTACTGTTAGTAAATTGAGTAACACCTAAAGTTTTTCCACCTGAAGCGTCTACCCATTCAGGAGCAGTTGCACCTGAGTTTATAGCTAACACTTGTGTTGCAGTTCCTTTAGCTAGTCTTTGTAATCCACTTCCATCTCTGTAAAGTATATCGCCTTGTGTTGTTATTATTGTACCTACATCAGTACCATCAGTTCCTTTAGATGCTAATTTAGACCAATAGGAAGCGTTGGTCGTTGCAATATTAGAACCTGCCTGTATACAAATGAAAGTCTCGTTGCCATGTGTAACTATATCGTCAATTACATAAGCACCTGAAGTCCAAGCTCCTCTGAATACTGGCTTTATTCTTCCTAAATTTAATGTTGCCATTATTTTTTATTCTCCTTAATTGATTGTGTTTGATTGTTAATTAGACTGAGACATTCAGATTGCCATTGGCATCAACTGTAAATGTTAGTCCTCGTTTTCCGACAAAACTTTCATCATATAAATCTGATTGAGTTGTATCGTTATTTGCTACAGACAAATTATCTGCACCATTTGTATAGTGAACGATAAGGTCTTCTTTTTGTGAACCTGTACCATTCGTTTTTACAAAACCATATAAATCTGAAGACCCTGCGTCTCCAAAAGTAAGTTCTGAACCTGCATTATTTACAACAACTGCTTTCTCTGCGTTTGCAGTTAAGTTGGAAACAATGTCGGATAAGTCTCTAGCTTTACTCATTATAATATTAATGTATCTGCTTCAGCTTCAGTTAATGGCTCTCCTGCCACTAATTTAGTTTTAGCACTAGCTTTTAAAGCATCTTGTTCAGCTTTAGCATTTTCTTCAGCTTCTTTTTCAGAAGAAAATTTTACTATATCTGCATCATATTGTGCTTGTTCTTCAGAAGTCATATCTCTAACTTCTTCTTCGCCATTTAGTTTTGATATTGTTATTTTTGACATATTATTCTCCTATTAACCTTTTATTCCATAAATTAAATATTCTGCACCTGCTATTATGTTTCCACCACCATCTGAAAATATAGTTAAACCCGTCACTGCTGTATTAGATTTAAAAATAACTCCACCGATAGTTCCGTTTACATACCCACCAGTTCCATCACAACCAGTACAATGATACAACATAGATGTTTTTCTTGAAGTATTTAATGGATTAAACAATGTGTATTCATGAACATTTGGAAAATCTAAAGAGTTTGAGTTTTGGTTAAGTCTAAATTCTGTATTACCAGTACTACCATTGTTACTGTGTGAAGTTGCATAATGCGTATTCATTGAATAAGAATAAATAGAGTTGGTGTTATTTGCTGAACCACCAGTATTCATTCTGCCAAAAATAGTTGCACCATTATTTGTAGTTGATAATTGTCTAATTAAGATTTTGTAATCTGTGTAAGTTGATGAAAAATGCCCATCAATAGACCAGTTTGCAGTTGCACTTCCAAGTGTTCCTGCCGATATTTTTACAAAATCAGAAGACATTGTAGTCCAAGATGGATTAGCACCAGAACCACCAGTTTGTAAAACTTGACCTGCAGTTCCATATCCTAATCTTGCTAGACCAGAACCATCTCTGTAAAGTAAATCTCCTTGTGTCGTAATCGTAGTACCAACATCTGTTCCATTTGTACCATTCGTTCCTGCTTGGGACATTACATTCCAATGTGTCGTAACAGTTGGCAAGTTTCCTGTTGACGCTTGTATGCAAACATAAGACGAACCATTGTACGAAACAACATCATCTATTGCATAAGCAGTATTAGCATCATAAGCACCTTGCCATGTGAACTTTATGTTGCCTAAGTTTATTGTAGCCATAATTTATTTTTCTCCTGTTATATTGTAGCTATTAGTTCGCCATTAGTTATTGCAAATGTAAATCCACTTGCACTAAACATACTGTCATCAAAGTTGGCGTATTGACTTGATGAGATGTTATCAGCACCTTGATTGGTTGTGATAATTCTTAAATTATTATTTGCAGGTACAGGTGTGTTTGCCTGTCCACCCATTCCTGAGTGAGAACTGCAGTAGTAGTAAAGTGTAGGTGCATTAGATGCCACTACGATTGTAACTCGTGTTGAACTGTTGTGTGTTACACCAGTTGTGTATTCTGAACCACTTGCGTGTGTTCCATTTGATGTTGTTGAAAATTTGAAAGGGTGTCCTGATGGATAATTAAATACATAAGTATTACCCTCGTTTAATTCTAAAGTGTCCTGTTGAACACCATTAATAAAATATTTATTAGACCCACCTACAGAAGAAACAGTAACAGTAATTGTGATAGTTTTTGGAACATAGTATTTCTCAAAACCATAAACTTCTGCTGAAGATGCACTGGCTAAATCGTATCCATTTTGTGAAGCATTTACTGTTAAAACTTTGCCTGTTTGACCAGATAGGTCTGAAGTTGTTTTACCAGTTCCACCTCTTGCTACTGCTAGAGTATCAGAAGTAATTGCAGTTGCACTGAATGAAGCTATGTTAAATGTACCAAATGTTAAGATGTAAATTTCATCATTAAGAGAAGCACCAACATCTAGGACTAAATTATTTCCATCTGTAGCAGTGTAATCTGATGGGTCTAAGTGAACCCCATTTTTAAAGACATCAATAAATCCTGCATCATAGGTAAGTACTGCACCTGAAGTATCAGAGTGAGACGCACCTGTAAAAGTAGTTTGGTTTGCAGTCGCAATATATTTGAACCTGCCTGATGTACCATTTACTGATGACCCTGCGTTTACAAATGACGAGCCATCATAAACTTTCATAATATCAGCAGTCGTATCAAACCAAAGCATTCCCTCTATTGGACTTGATGGAGCTGATGCTGAAATTTTATAAGTGTTTCCAAATGCTTGAACTGCAGGAATGTTATTTCCTACTGTTACTATTTGTGTATGAGCATTTGCTAAATTTTGTAAATTAGAAACTCCTGCTAGTGTGTTTACTGAAGCAATAGAACCACCAACTAAATCTACATTAGTAATTGAACCTGCAACTGTATCAATTTCTGAAGTTGTTTCGTTTAAATCATCTGCCACAGTTTCTACTTCTGAAACTGCTTCTGCTAAGTCATTAGCTACTGCGATTACTTTTGCTATATCTGTAGCTACAGTCGTTACAGATGGCATATTTGTTGCCACTGTATTAATATTTGCTGAGTTAGTATTTACTGCATTAATATTTGTAGCATTACTATTGACTGCATTAATTGCAGAAATATTTGAATTGACTGTAGTTAAGGCAGTTTTGTTAGCAGTTGATAACCAAGTATTCTCTAAATAAGTTTTATTAACTGCATCATTGTTCCCAGTAGGATTTGCTACATTAATAATTCTTTTGCTTTGTGCATCAAATACATCAGCATTAGTTAATTGAATAGTTGACTGAACATTATCTTTAGTTTCTTGTGATAAGAAAAAGTTTTGGTCTGCTGATTGGTCTAAGTCTGCTTCTGTTAAAACTGAACCATCTGTAAAGTCTACTAATCTAGCATCACTAGGTGTAACTCTTTTAATTGTAATGACTGCTGAGTTAGCAGGTGCAGAATTAAAAGTAAGCGTACTTCCTGCAATAGAAAATGCAGTAGTCTGAACATTATCTATAAAGGCTTGAATATGTGTTGTGGCAATATACGAAAATGGTATGGCGTAGCCTGTTGTACTTCCATTACCTGTATAAGTTACTCTTGCTAAAAATGACATTAATTAAAAATTCCTCAATGTTTGTAAAGTCTCTATTAAAGACTTGTCGTTTCTGTTTGGATTTGTGATAGCTTTTTTGTTAGATTTTTGTTTGCCTATGTCTATTGAAAGGTTTCTGTTCTTATCATCTACATGTTTAAACAAACCCCATTCCATTCTAAACTGTCCCTGAGCTTCATCTTTATATTGCTGATATATTTCTTGTATTCTTAAATACTTAGTACCTACATCAGAAATTCCTTTATCTGTCTTTAATGGGTCAGTTAATGCTTGATAACTGTCTGACTGAAACTCTTGTGTTAGTTTTTCTTCTAAAGTCATACCCTCAATTTTGACTGAATTTAAAAGACTATTTAATCTCCAATAAGCTGATTTACCTTTGTATTTGTATTCTGTGTAATCAACATTGTTTTGATATTTCTTTAATACTTCAGGTGCTTTACCTAATCTTAAAATTTCTTCTGCTACTACTTTACCCTCCTCTATAGGAGTTGCAGTAATTGGAGAAATTAAATTATTAAATAATCTTTCAAAATCTCCCTCTGGGTTAGCATGAGCTTTACCCATAAAATTAAATTTTGGTTCTGCAGGACTACCTAAACCAGTTCTTTTCTTAACTTGCTCTATAAATGTAGTTGCATCTCTTAAATATTTATCATTAAGAATTTTAGTTAATACATTAGGATAATAAGAACCTATCTTGTTACTAAAATATCTTTTAACTGCTCTTTCATCTTGACTGTATAAAGCGTTCACAATTTCGTGAACTGTTTGTAAATAAGTTTTACTTAATAAGTTATCTCTTGTTGCTCTAAATACTGCTTTACTTGCAATCCAACCTTTATCCATAATAGATATTGGATTATTTTCTGATTGATTGAATAAAAACATTTGCATATCTGCACCTAGTTTCTCAATCTCATCTTGTGTTAATTTTTGATAGTTTGTAGAAATATCTGCAACTAAACCAAAGAAAGCACCATAAGGGTCTAATCTACCAAATGGTATTTGAACTCCATTAACTACAAAAGAATAAGGTTTAAAGTTTAATTCTGATTTTTTAAATCTCATCATTTCACTGTCTTTAAACTTATCTAAAATTTGACCTTGTCCTTTTTCTGGGTCATCAACTTTGTTTGTTGCTGATTGTAAAATTCCCATTTTCTCAAATATAAAAGCAGTACTAAATAACATTGTTCCCATTGCCATTTGTCCTCTTGCTTTTGCAATCATTTTTGGGTCGTTACTCTGACCTAACAAATGTTTCATTCTATAAGTTAAAGCTACTGGACTTCTGTCCACTATAGATTTAGCTAATTGAAAAGGTGTTCTAATAAATGGGAACAGTTGTTTTAAAACTGGATATTCATTTACTGCTTCTTGAAACTTTTTAGTAAAACCTGTTAGTTCATTTGTGTAAGTAGCTTCTCTTGCATAAGCTAATGCTTCTTCATCAAGACCTCTACCTGCTTCATCAAAACCATCTTTGTAGTATCTTTCTGTAAATTCTTTAAATTCTTTTCCTTTTAATCCAAGTTCTTGTGCTTTTCTTGTAGCAATCGCTTCTAACTTAGAACGATAATTAACTTGTTTAAATGCTTCGTCTCCTGCGTTCAAAGCTCTTGATGGACTTCTAACTATTTGTCCAAATGTACCTGAACCTGTAGCTTTATTAGTTCCAGTATCAATTTTAGACATTCCACCAGAACCCTCTAAAATTAACTCTCCTCTTTGAAAGGCTTTACCACCCATTTTAAGAGCTTCGCCCATATATCTAAATAAACCTGCGAATGTAGAACCTGCTTCTTGTGATAATTGATTATATCTAGCAACTTTACCTACATCATTACCTGCTAAAAATCTTGATATGTTAGCACCCATTTTGTCTTCTATAGGCTTAACCATTGCAGTAATACCATTACCAATAGCATTAACTAATTGAGTTTTAGGATTAGATAAAAGAGCATTAATCCATATTTCGTTTAATACTTCCCAAGTTCTATTTTTAGAAACAAAATCTAAAATCTGTCTAGTAACATCTGGTCTGTCTAAATCAGTTAATTTTTGCATTAACTTTTCTTTAGAACCTTTAATTTCTTTACCTGCTATAAAACCAAATTCTTCATATTCTTTAATAGCACTTTCTAAGTTGTCAGATACTAATTTACTATCAGCTAATTCTTTTTTAACTATTCCTAAAGTTCTAAAGTTACCACCAGTCATTGAGCCATAATTCATTTTATTTTTCATCATGCCCAAGATGTAGTTTAAAGTATCATCAACATCTTTCTGTGTTCTGTTACCTACTTTCATTTTTACTTGTCTTTGAAATGCAGGTAATGCTTTAATCAATGAATGAAGCATCATTTCATGTGCGTAGATTAAAGAAGATACATTTTTAGTGCCTTTGCTTAATGAACCAAATTCTTGATAAATTTTATTTATATCTCCACCATAATCTTTTATGGCTTTTCTTTTAATTACTTCATCAGAAAATTGTCCATCAACTTTTTTAAAATTATTATAAACTGCTTCGTGCATTGCCTTAACAGTATTGATAAAACTTTGTGTGGCATCTCCTTTACCAATAACATCAATGTTTATAAAATTATGTGGAATACTAAATGCTTCTTCTGCATCTACTTCTCCTTTTTTCCATTTTTCATAATTTACATTTAAGTCATCACTAGCAATCTTATTGTAAAGTAGTGTTCTTTTTTCTCTTGTAATTTTAGACTTAGGTTTAACTCTGGTTTTCTCAACTGCATCACTTAAAATTTTCATCTTCTCGCCAATAGTCGTAGCGTTATCTAAAAGTTTTTGTGAATTAGAAATACCTGTTTTTGCGTCTTCTATAATTTTAATATCATTCTTAATTAAATCTTCTCTTATGTTACCTGCAATGTATCCTTTAGTAACTCTAAGACCTGCCATGATAACATCTGCAAAAGCACCTATACCTGCACCCTCAATAGTGTTTTTCATTCTAGCTTCCCACCAAGTATCATTTGGGTCTGATTGTAAGTAACCTAACCAAGTGTCTGCCATTTCAGGAGAATGTTCTACAACCATGTCTGTCAATCTTCCTGACAGTTCGTCAAAACCTATAAAATCTGCTATTGCACCTTGTGCAGTTGCTTTTGTAAATTGTCCTGTTCTTGTTGTTTGAACACCAATCTTTGCACCTTTTAAAATTTTACCACCAGTAAGCCAACCCATTACGAATTGAACTCCACCCTCTACAAAACTTGCAGTTAGACTTTCAGTGTTATCTTCAGGATTAACTTTATCTGGGTCATAAAAGAAACCTTTGATTTTACTGTAATCCTTTTTACCTATGTTACCTGTGATTGGAGCTAAGATACCTTTAACATTTCCTAGTTTGACTGCTTCGTCATAAGGAACATATTCCATTATTCCATTTTCAGCGTCTTTACCATATCTGAAGCCACCGAAATTTGTCTTTTCTCCTAAAGTGTCCCCTAATCCCTCTGCAAGACTACTAAAGGAATTAATAGCTTTTCTTGTACCCTCGTATGGTGCAACTACTGCATTATCAAATAACCAACTAGTTGCTGAACCCTCTGGTCTCCAATTACCAATTAAACCTGCTTCTCCACTATCTTCTGCTTGTTTAGCTTCTTCTGCTTTAACATTAGAATTAGTAGTTATGTTTTCTATAATCTCTTGTTTCTTTTCATCAGAAGTATCTGCAGGAATTTGTATTACCTGTCCATTAGGTAATGTAAAATCTATCATTTCCATTATTTAATATTGTTCTCCTTTTTAAATGTTTCTAATGGCACTCCATACTTAGCTAAAAATCCCTCTGGAGACATAGTTGAAGCATCAGCTATTTTTTGTGCTAAAGTAATTGTATTCTTTTCAGCTACTTCCATTTTTTCTTCTAAAATTTGTACTGAAGATTTACCTGTAATTTCAAACTGACCTGTGCCGAATAAAGAATTGTATTGATTTGTTTTCTTAATCAATACCATGTTCTTATCAAACTCAGCATTGAAGTCTTCTTGCTTTTGAATTTCTCCTAACTTGCCCTCATACTTCTTATTGTCTTTGTTAGCTTCTAACCATGCTAAAAGTTTTTTACGCATAGTTGCTCTAACAACGATTGCATCACTTGCATTAGTTGCTACACCAGAAGTAATAATTTTTTCAAATGCTTTAAATTGACCACTGATATAAATATCGTCAAAGTAGACATTACCCTCTAAACTTTGTGCGTTAGGTATAACTGTAGATTTATAAGATTGATAAGTTGCTTTTCTTATTTTACCATTTTGTAATGCTTCAAAAGCTAATTTAGATGCTTCTGCATATTCATTATTATTAAGGTGTTTTTCTATTTCTTTAATAACATCTGTGTCATCTGAATTACCACCATCAAACAATAAACTTTTTTTATATTCTTCTCCTGCAATTCTTTCTGCATCACTTCTTTTTGGGTCATTAATCCATTGTGTAATATTAAAATTTTTATCTTTTTTTAATGAGTTCTCTAAAAAGTTATGTGTTTGGACACCCTCAAAAGCATCTTTATTTTTTTCAAAATTAATTTCATTATTTAATTTCTCATTTTGTTTTTCTATAAGTAATGCTTTAAGTTCTTGTGTTTTACTTTTAAGTCTACCTATATCTGCAATAGAACCTGTTCCTGCTATTAATCTTTTAGGAACTTGTTGAATAACTTGTAATGCAAATTCATAGTCATCTGTATTAGTTACATAAAGTTCTAAACCATCAAATATTGTATCAACAACATCTCTACCATTGCCTGTAACATCAAATAAACTTTGTATTTCGCCTTGTAATACTTCTGAAATTTTATCCCATTTAGTTACACCTGCTACTATTTCTCCCTCAGATAATTGGTCTGTATCCCAAGTTTTATACTTTTCAAATGTACCTATAATTCTTTCTTTAATTTTATTATCAAAATCTTTATTAAATTCATTTAACAGGTTTTGCTTATGTGTAGCTTCTAATTGATTTCTATAAGCTGATGTTTCTTTAAAAAATCCTTTTTCTAATTCTTCAGGATTAAAGAAACCTAAATTCTTTTCTTTTATAAATGCACCTAATTTTTCTTTATAAAACTTCTCAAATGCACCCTCTGTAAGGTCTTTTTTAACACCACTATTTTCATAGTCTTGTAAGATTTTATCTGAAAATTCATTAGCAAATGAATTAAGTGTTAATTCTTTATATTTTTCTAAATAATAAGGATTAGCAGTTTTATCTATTTCTCCATTTTTGACTGCATCTCTAAACTTACCTTTGTTTTCTTGGTAGTCTTTTAATGCTTTAGCTTGTTGTGATTTCTTCATTTTAACTTCAGAACCAATAACTGCTTTAGTAGCACCACCCTCAATAAAGTTTGTTAAAGAGTTTGTAAATTCTTTTATACCTGCAGGTAATGGTTCTTCCTGTGGTCTGTAGAACAAATTGAAGTCTGTAGATAAAACTTTTGCTTCTTCTGGTTCTAAGTTTAAATCAGGAATGTTTCTAGTTCTCTTTGCCATTATATATCACGATAATTTTTCTGTTCAACATTGCCGACACTTTCTGTCTGGTCTGTTTTTTCACTTCCAGTCATCAATCCAGCGTTTTGTTTTTGAAATTGTAATGAGTAATAAGTATTAGCTACATTCAATGCTTGTGTAGCAAATAACAATTTAGGATTTGGTGGTGTAAGATAAGTTGATTGACTTTCTTGTCCAAACTGAATTGCTTCTAAATTTCTTTCAAACTGAGAAATATTAATTGCCATGTTGTTTCTCAAAGCATTTCTATATTTACCCTCAGTTCTATAGTAGTTTGCTAACAGTGCATTAGTTGAGCCTGATATAGCAAGACCACCTGCATCACTAACTCCTGCAAGATATGTTGCTCTTGCTCGTCTAGCTTTTAATGTTGCTTGTAAATCTTTTTGTGATGCTTTGTTTAATTCTTGTCTAATTTTTAATTGAGCTGAAGCATATCTGGCTACTGCATTTTTCTTTGCTAATTCATTTTGTCTAATCTGTTGAGCATATTGAGCTTTCTGCTGAGCTTTACCTGCTTGATATTGTATACCTGCACTTGCTACACTAGCAACTGTTAAAGCTATAGTTGGACTACACATTGTTAATTCTTATAAACTCGTAAAAAGGTTTATTTAAAACTCCATATTTTTGTTTGTTAATAAATTTGAACCCACACCATTTTAACCATTTAATGTGTAGTGAATTTCTACAATCCACAAAGTTCCATAAAATTTTGTATTTAGTATTTAAGACTTTAACTACATCTCTACATTGTCTTAAAAAACTTATTTGAGCAGTTGTTAAATCTTCAGAAGCTAAAAGCCATATTGCACCTACACCACTACCACAATCATTAACTCCAAATATTCCTACTGGTATATTTTTTCTATTAACAATCGTAAAAACTATCACATTTTCAAGATAACCTTTTAATAATGCTTCGTATGGTAATAGACCTGTTGATGCTAAAATTTCTCTTTTATCTTCGTATCTTAATCTTGGTGCTAAATATTTTAAATCTTCAATCGTTGTTAATCTAAAATGATTATGACCTTGATGATGCAGTAACATAATAACCTTGCCAGTTTGCGTTAATAAAGTTTGATGGCAGGTGGCTATCGTTCTTAATAGTTATCGTTAGCTTGTCGTTTTCTGACTGAACTGCAAAAGTATAATCTCCATCAGATAAATTAACTGTGCCTAACGCACCTGTACCTGTTGTTGTCCCTGTGAATACTGAAGTTGATGTACTTCTTCCAACAGGCACTACTTCTGTAGTAAAATAGCCAGTATCGTTATAGGAAACATTCCAGTTTCTAATCTGCAATCTTCCCTCTCTTACTGATATTCTAGAACCTGAACTGTCTGCTAACTGTATAAATTGTTGTGAAAATTGAAATAAAAATTCATATTGTTCTCCAATCCATAAATTAGCACTAGTCAAATCTCCTGACACAACAATAGATGTGCCTGATTGAGAAACTATAGCTATTTCCTGACCTGCAGTATTACTTCCACCTACACGACCAACTATTTTCATAGTATTGGTTTTTGTATATGGAATAGTAAATGTCGTTTGATTAGTTCCTGAATTGTAAGAAGACGATACACCTGTACTGTCATCTTGTAATTTTCTGTCTAAGTAAGTTAAATAATTTGCTGAAGCATCAACTACTGCAGGAGATATATCTAAACTTTCTAAAAATACATCAGTTCCTCTTTGATTAACTATGTATAAAGTGTTTTCTATAAAATCTATATTTAATATTTTATCTGTACTTGAAGTTCCAAAGTCCCACTTGTGCCATGCACTCTGTAATCTTTTTCCATTCTGTAAATAATATTGATAAACATATAAACAGTTTTGTGATGATGTGTCTGACGATAATGCTATTAAAATATTTTCATTAGTTGCAGAAGCTAATTTAAAAACTCCTGATGGAATATATTTAGGTACATTAGCAGTCGTATCATCAGCTTGTTTAGTTCCAGTATCATCTGCAACAAAAAATTCTCTAATTCCTGTATAGTTACCTTTATTAAAAGGAAAGAATACATTAGCACCTGCACCAATAGGTTTACAACCAGTTGAAGTTTCATATTCAGTGGCAGTATTAATAGAAACATTTCCTGCAGTTAAGGTCGTTCCACCTGTAAGTATAAATTGTGTTTGGTCAGTAAATAATAATAAATCTTCATCAAAACTTATAGCGTGTCTAAGAATACTTACTTTTTTAGAAGTAGACGCTACATCTACTGGGTCAGTGTCTAAACTGTCTGTAACTGTTTCTGCAAAGAATTGAAAAAATTCTCCACTTCTAGACATAATAACATTTTCATCTGCAATAAAACCTAATCTGTTTCTATGAAAGAAAATATCATTAATTTTTTTACCTATAAAACTTGGGTCAGGCGAACTGTCTTCGTCTCCTACTACTCTTTGTCCCCAACTAGGAACTGAGTAATCTACTGAAGATATTTGATAAGTTGCTCCATCAACTTGTGTAAATCTAAAATTACCATCTGCAGTTCTAATTAGAACATGTGGCATCAAATCTTTATCAATAGTTGTTTTAGTAGATGGTGCTACTGTTTCATTCCATACATCTTCAGAACTATCATATTGCACATAATAATTATCAAATGAA